ACATTACCACGTGTTGCATATCTGTCGCACAGTTTCATCCACATCAGTGCAAGTTTGTTAGTTGCCTTGCCAACCTTTGGATTGAACTGTCCGTTTTCCATTCCGCCTTCCCAGTGGCTCTTGCCCACGCAGATTAGGTTGTTCTTTTCATCAAACTTCCAATGTTGGAATGGTGGAAAGTTAACTTTCACATGACTATCAGCAACACTTTTCTTTGTTTTCTTGCGTGCTAGATCCTCAGGAATGTGTTCAAATGTCATAATACGGAAGATTAGATCCGTTTTTTCCATTTTCCTATAATCGATTTCAAACTGCTTTGCGGGAATCTTCTTACCAGCCGCTGCTACGGCTGCTTCGTGTGCTTGTTTAGCCAATCTTGAAGCACGGTTTCTTTTTGCTTCTGCAATGGTTCTTATGTTAATTTTTTCAAGACTTGGCAGTATAACGTCATATTGATGATAGTCTTTGTCTACATAGGAGCAAAATGTATTTTTACTTCGGTGTATCTCTGCCAATAGGTCTTTGTTTGTTAGATATTTAATTTTTTGCATAATTGTGAATGTTCTCCTAATATTTATTATAATAGCACATAATGATAGAAATAAATAGAGTAAAGATAAGGAAATATTACCAAATGGGACTATCAATTAATCCAATTGCAATTGTTATCGGTGCTGCTGCCGCAGGCATTGCTGCACAACGGGCAGCCGCTGAAAAAGCACCAGCCATTGCTAACGCCGCAGATAAGAAAGCAATAGACGATCTTGTAGCAAATGCTTCGGGCGCACCCGGAACTCCTTTCAACGGACTAACACCAAATGGTGTTCTTGACAAGGTAACTACCGGAGTGAAAGGCGCTTCGGATGCAATTTCAACTCCGTTAGGTGACGGTTCAACATCGTCTGGCGCTGACGCAATTGGAGTTTTGCAACAAGCCACTGGAGGATTAGCAAACGCCGGTGCAGACATTTCATCAGCACTTTCTAAAATCGGAGGCGGCAATTTAGCAGGAGGGGTTCAAGATTTTGCAGCAGGTATTTCCAAAGGTGCAGGAGTTTTGAACAATCTATTAAGTCTTAAGCGAGCAGAAAATCTACCAGCAGAAGGAGAACTTTTTGCACAAGGAGGACAGGGTGTTCGATTGAGCACTACTAATAGAGAAGATTGGCGTGTAAGAATAGATTGCGATTGGACAATTTTTAGCGGTAATAAATTATTTGATCAATTCAAAGACGGAGGAGTGGTATTTCCAACAATTCCTACTGTAAATTTTTCTTCTAAGGCAAATTACAGTTCTATAGATCCTACACATAACAATTATCCTTTCCAGGCTTATAAAAACAGTCAGATTGATGAAATTATGATATCTGGAGAATTTACAGCAGAGACAGCAAAAGATGCTGGATACTGGATAGGTGCCACAACGTTCTTTAAAACCGCAACAAAAATGTTTTTCGGCCAAGGAGAAAATGTAGGTGCACCTCCAATTATTTGCACACTCAATGGGTTCGGTGCCAGTGTGTTTAATGATGTTCCGGTAGTTATTAAGAGTTTTTCAATTGACTTTCCTAATGATGTTAACTACATAAGATGCGATACATATGGAAGTCCTACCTGGGTCCCGATAGTAAGCACATTAGCAATTAACGTTCAACCAGTTTACAATAGAAGAAATCTACGTCAGTTTAGTCTTACAAAATATGCAAGTGGATCATTGACTACTCCTACAGGACAAGGATACCTATAAATCATGGCTACATATTCTAAATCATCACCATACTCTACTACAAAAGAAAATAATCTTTATCTTGAATTACTTAATATCAGACCTGTCCCGGCCGAAGACGATGATTACTTATATACTATAGAAAGCCAATATACAAACAGACCTGATCTATTGGCATTTGACTTATACGGTGATGCAAAATTGTGGTGGGTTTTTACACAAAGGAATATGGAAATTATAAAGGATCCTATATTTGACTTTCAGCCTGGAACAAGAATTTATGTCCCTAAAAAATCAAATCTAAAGAAATTTTTAGGAGTTTAACATGGCAGAAGCCGAATTTATTGAACGCAGAATACAAAGCAATGGTAATACAACCGATGTTAATATAGATCGTAATCAATCTTACATTGATACAACGGTCAACGGCAAGAAAGCTCGCGTTTATGGAACACAAGAACAGTTAGACCAATATCAAAACAAGAAACCTGACGGAACTCCTGTTAAACCGTCTCCTGCAGAAGTAGCAATGGCTAGAGGTTTTGCACAAAAGTTTTTTGGTTATGCCGCTGCTACGGATAAAATTAAAGAAGGTAAGCCAGAACCAAAAACGGCTGATCCTTCAACATCTGGCCAGGCTGGAAAAAATTTAACTAACATCGTTCCTAATCCTTTAGAAAACTATGCAAGTTTTACACAACTGTTTACATTGGCAGTGTTAACTCCACAACAATTTAATAATCCTACTACATATAGAGATGCAGAAGGATTATCATTCGGTGGCCAAAGTTTTAACACTGGTTCTTCATCGGCTAAAGCACAGTCAGGAATAATTTTCTCCTCGGCAGGACGAGCAGATCAATATAGAACTACAACAGCATTTGGAACTCCTGAATATTATGTAGATAATTTTGTAATGACATCAGTAGTTGCTGCCAATCCAAGAACAGGTAACCAAAATGCTATTAATTTTACTTTTGAAATTTTTGAACCTTATTCAATGGGGCTATTGTTACAGACACTACAGGTCGCAGCAATTAAAGCAGGATATGTAAATTATTTAGATTCACCGTTTCTTCTAAAACTTGATTTTGTTGGATATAACGAAAATGGAACTGTAAGAAAAACAGTTAAGCCTAAATTTTTTGTTCTTAAGTTAAAGAAAGTTACTTTTAATGTAGATGAATCAGGAAGCAAATATTCTGTAGAAGCCTATCCATATAATCATCAAGGTTACTCTGATACAGTAAACACGCTCTTCACAGATATTAATATAGCAGCAACATCTCAACAGGATGCCGCCGACGGTGATAATCCCGAAGAAGCAGGAACAGTTAGAGATGTTCTTGCAACAGGAAATAAAAGTTTGATAAAACTTCTTAATGATAATGAAAAGAAAAATGTTGCTGAGAAAAGATATAAGATTCCAGATGTTTACGAAATACAATTTCCGGAAGAACCACATATCTTCATTAGTAACGCTTCTCAGCAAGAAGACAGCAAAGGAGCAACATTTAATCCTGGGTATCCTCCAGGAAGAGGACCGATAGGAGGTGCAAGTGCTGATGCAACAACTACTAATAAAAACATAGGTAATAATGCAATAGCCAGATCAGATTTTGGCTTTGGAGTAGGCACCGGAGGTAATTTTCCATTCTTAAATGACAAGGAAGCACTCGATGAGGAAACTGGAAGATTAAAAAGAGGTGTAATGGAAATTGATCCAAAGAAGAGACAATTTCAGTTTATGCAAAAACAAAGTTTAACAGAAATTATTAATCAAATAATTCTAAGTTCAACTTATGCAAAACAAGCAACACAAAAATCAACAACCGTGGATGGATTTATAGAATGGTTTAAGATAGATGTTCAGGTTGAATTTTTAGATTACGATGATCTTATTGGTGACTTTGCAAAAAAATATATTTACAGAGTTGTTCCGTTTAAAGTTCATTCGAGCGTCTTTGGTAATCCTAATGCTGTTCCACCTGGCTATTCGGAACTGGAAAAGAAAATTGTTAAGAGATATGATTACATCTATACCGGACAAAATGTTGATGTATTAAATTTTGAAATTAAATTAGATTATCTTTTTTATAGTGGATCAAATCCTGCTCTTGAAGCAAAGACAAAAGATGAACAAAAGCCTGATAACAAAAGCACCACTGAAGAAACCGCCAAAGAAACTACACAAGGTGAAGGAGCAGATAAAAAAGCACAAACAGCAAATTTAGGAAAAAGTAAAGTAAAACGAGATCCTAAAATGTTAGAAATGATTAACAGTGGTTCAGGATCAGTAAACGTAGAACAAAAAATTGCACAGAGTTTTCATGAAGCATTCATTAACGTTAGTTCTGCAGATTTAGTTAAGGTTGAATTAGAAATCCTTGGTGATACTTTCTGGTTGGTTGATAGTGGACTTAGCAATTACTTTGCTAAACCCTCTGCACAATCTGATCAGGTTACTGAAGATGGAACAATGAATTATGAAGGTAGTGACATCTACATATATCTTTCATTCAGAACACCGGCTGATATTAATACTAAAAAAGGACTTGTTGAATTTTCCTATGAAGATGTAGAAAGTCCGTTCAGCGGAATTTATAGAGTATTTAGATGTGAAAGCAAGTTTGATCAGGGAAAATTTACACAAATACTACATTGTGTGAGAATGCAAGGACAACCACAAGATTTCGAAGGTAAACCGCTCACGGTTGATCCTAAAAATTCAACACAGGTTAATGTTGGTGCTCAAACAGACCCTAAAACAAACACAGCAGACGGTGTGTATGATGAGTTTGGTGATATATAATGGCACAGCAATCTAGAAATACAAGATCAAAAGAATTTGAAGTCAAGATGGGATCTGGCGTTTATCTTGGCAAGGTTATCAGTGTCATGGATCCTACCTTTAACGGAAAATTACGAGTAACATTATTACGGGATCAAGGTAATACAATTGGCGATGACAATCAAACATATATTGTAAATTATGCTTCTCCGTTCTTTGGACAAACACCGTTTGAAGCCATGGGAAAAAACAATAATGATTTTAATGACACACAGAAGTCATACGGAATGTGGTTTGTCCCACCTGATGTTGGAGTGACAGTTTTGTGTCTTTTTGCGAATGGTAACCCCGGAGAGGGTTATTGGTTTGCTTGCTTGCCTCCAAGTTTTTCTAATCATATGGTGCCTGCAATTGGCGGAACTACCGAGGTTGATTTATCCGACGAAGATAAGAAAAAATATAATACTAAACAGCCTCTTCCTGTTGGTGAAATAAACAAACGAAAGAATACAGAAGAGCAAGAAAAAAATGCAGAACTTATTAAAAAACCCGTTCATCCTATAGCCGATGAATTTTTAACACAAGGAACATTAGAGGATGATGTTAGAGGAGTAACCACTACAACATCAAGAAGACAAGTTCCAAATTCGGTTTTTGGTATTTTAACTCCCGGACCACTAGATTGGAGAAACGGATCTAAAAGAATGAACACTGGTCCGACACAAAATCAATCATTGTCGGCAGTGGCTGTGAGTAGGCTCGGAGGAACACAATTAGTTTTTGACGACGGTGACGATAGATATCAGAGAAAAGAAGCACCATCAACAGGACCTATGCTATATGCAGATGTTAATGCAGGGGAAAAAGGTCAACCTGATATTCCTTATAACGAATATGCAAGACTTAGAACTAGAACAGGACACCAGATTCTACTCCACAATTCCGAGGATCTCATCTATATTGCAAATAGTAAAGGAACTGCCTGGGTTGAGTTATCTTCAAATGGAAAAATCGATATCTATGGAGCAGACAGTATTAGTGTGCATAGTGAAACTGATCTAAATATTCGTGCAGATAGAGATGTAAACATCGAAGCAGGAAGAAACATTAATATGAAAGCCACGGCTGAATATGTTTCACCTGACGAACTACATAGAAGAGATGATAACGGAAACATAATTAGAAAAATTGCTGATGCAAACAATTATGAAAGCGGTAGAATACAAATAGAAAGTGCTTTCAACACAAATATTTTAATTGGTGCAAATGGAAAAATAGAAACTAGATCTTATAATAATGCAGAAGATATTTTAACACCTGGCAGTTTAGATATTAAAGTTGCTGGTAATACAAGAATAGAACAATTTTTAAACTTTGATCTCAAAACTGGGCAACGAAATACTCTTACAGCAGGAACTAATACTGAAATTAATAGTGGAGAAAATCATATCGAAACTGCACCGAGAATTGATATGAACGGACCAGAAGCAAGAAAGGCGGATGATGCGTTGGTTATTAATGATCTAATCACATTTGATAATATTTTTACCAACACGGGTAAAGGGTGGAGCGAAAAATATTATGACGGAACAATTGCTAGTATCATGCGTAGAATGCCAATGCACGAACCGTGGCCTTTGCATGAAAATCTAGCACCGAATGCATATACACCGGATGCTACTGATAGAGAATTTGAGGAAGAATAAGGAGTAATACATGGCACAATTATATAACAGGAAAGTAGTAGCATCAAATGCAGCATCGGTGGGTGATAATGCACAAATAACTCACACATATAAAGGATTTAATTCAAAGGATCCTAACAACAATTTTAAAATTTATGATATTGATCTTGTAAAACAGGATATAATAAATCACTTTTATATCCGCAAGGGTGAAAAGTTAGAGAATCCGGATTTCGGAACAATAATTTGGGACATGATTTTTGAACAATTTACAGAGGAAAATAAGTCACTGATTGCTAGAGATGTGGAAACTATCATAAACTATGATCCTAGAATTGTAGTTCAAGATGTAAGTGTGGATAGCACTGAGCAAGGTATACGCATAGAAGCAGCAGTTGTATACATTCCTTTTAATGTAAACGAAAGAATGACTTTTGATTTTGATCGTGAAAATAAAACGGTCATATAAACTGCGTAGTTAATATAAAGGGCTAAATATTACAATAGGAATGTATCAATGAGCACAACTGCAAGACAGAATAATTTAATACTAAATCAGGACTGGACACGAATCTATCAGACCTTTAAAAATGCTGATTTCAAGTCCTACGACTTTGAAAATCTACGCCGAGTAATAATCACATATCTGAGGGAAAATTATCCAGAAGATTTTAATGATTATATCGAATCAAGTGAATATCTTGCATTAATAGACGCCATTGCATTTTTAGGTCAGAGCCTATCTTTTAGAGTCGATCTTGCATCAAGAGAAAACTTTATTGAACTAGCAGAACGTAAAGAAAGTGTATTACGTATTGCTAAGATGCTTAGTTATAATGCAAAAAGACACATTCCAGCAAACGGATTATTAAAGTTTACTTCGATAAGCACAACTGAAAGCATTATCGACAGTAATGGACGAGATCTTTCATCACAAACAGTTCGATGGAATGATCCGACAAATACAAATTGGGCAGAACAATTTATTCTTATATTAAATTCTGCAATGTCAGATAATACAGAATTTGGAAGAAGTCAAGGAACATCAGTAATACAAGGAATACCAACAGAACAGTATAGGTTTAGATCAACAACTAGTGATATACCACTTTATACATTTAATAAATCTGTTGCAGGTCGAAATATGACCTTTGAACTTGTTAGCACAACATTTAAAGATAGCGACGAAATTTATGAAGAATCTCCTACTCCTGGAAATCAATTAGGTTTTATATATAGACAGGACGGCAAAGGCCCAGGCAGTTCTAATACAGGGTTCTTTATGAGATTTACACAAGGAAGTCTAGAACTAGCAGATTTTACAGTTGATGTTCCTACCACAAACGAAATTATTTCAATCGGTGCTGACAATATTAATAACAATGATGTTTGGTTGTTTAGACTTAACGGTTTAGGAGCACAACAAGAAGAATGGACAAAGGTCAGTAATCTTGTAGGAAATAATATTGCCTACAATAGTTTAGCAGGAAATATTAAAAACATATATGCTGTAACAACCAAAGAAAACGATAAGGTTGATCTAGAATTTGCAGATGGCGTATATGGTAATCTTCCTCAAGGATCCTTTAGAGTTTACTATAGAGTAAGTAATGGTTTACAATATACTATATCGCCAAATGAATTGAAAGGTATTAGTATTTCTGTAAACTATAGAAACAAGCAAGGTATAGCACACACTTTAACTATTGGTCTAGGATTGCAGTCTTCAGTAAACTCTGCTACCACAACTGAAAGCACAGACACAATTAGGAAGAATGCTCCAGCACAATATTATACTCAGAACAGAATGATCACAGGAGAGGATTATAACCTTGCTCCCCTAGCAAGCTCTCAGAATATTTTGAAAGTAACAGCAATCAATAGAACATCTAGTGGTATAAGCAGGAATTTTGATATCATTGATGCTAGTGGAAAATATAGTGCAGTGAATGTATTTGCAGATGACGGATACATTTATAAACAAGATACAGAGAAATTGCTTAACTTTAAATTTACAAATAGAGTTGAAGTAATTAATTTTATTAGAAATCAAGTTGAAAAAGTCTTTACTGATGCAGATGTTTATAATTTTTATCTTACAAAATTTGATAGAATATTGTTTCCTTCTAAAAATACAGTATGGACGGCAGTTACTA